GTCTCTGTCCGCGTGAATCTTGAAGCTTGAGGGGGGGTGGGAAAATGCCAGAGGGGGGTATTTAAGTTTTATTGCCTGCGTGCTGAATTGCAACTGCGGCAAAGCACGCGCAAGTTGCTGGTGTCGTTGCTGCCACCCATGGATAGGGGGGTGATGTGGTCAACGGTGAGGTCAAAAGTCAAACCGCAAAACGAACACCACGGCTGTGCTTGTCGCATCAGCCTGGACACCCTACGCCACTCGCTGTTGTAACCACGTTGTGAGGCAGACAACCTGTTGCTTTTTGGAGCTGATTTACATTTGTTGCATTGTGCAGCTGCCTTAATAAGGACGCCACAATTCGTGCAAGGTTTAATCATCCTCATCATCGTCATCGTCTCCACTAAAGACGTCGTAAATAACACGCATGCGCTCCTCTTGTGGGAGCGCCATATAAACGTTTAACGTGGAAGTGACGACCCTTGTAAGCAGGGTCTCTATCGCATCGAAGCTGAGGGGTGCGTCCGTAATCAAGTTGGTCTCAATAGCACCAATAGAAATGGAGATAGATAGATTGCTCATTTCGCCCCCACAAATACAAATCTACCCCAAGAGGACAAGTCTAACACACGAAACGCCAAGTGCGCAAACGTCGCACGCATCACACGGCTGGCGTGTCGAGCATGAGCCCAAGGCGCGGCCATTCGGTCTCGTTCCATGAGTGCCCCTTTCCATTAAGACAAGCACAGCCTTCAGCCGCGCACCTACAACTGTGATTACGGCAGAGCAGAAGCCCTTGGTCTAGCTTGATAACTAACGACTTTGTACAATACGGACATCTTAGTCTTGCTGACAAGGGCCTCTGCTCCAATCCTAGTAGAATCTTGACTTGGTAGTGCCGCTTGCTAGTCGAATAGCTAATCTCTTCGATTAACTGAATACGATTGTCAGTCGGCCATTTTTCTATCGCGTCGGCAACCCAAAACAGCGAGCGTTCAGCCTGTGTGTTTGGGACTGCTGGTTGCTTAAGCTCATATCTGAGTTCGGCTTCCCAGAGAAGTGTATCAGTCCGAATGTCAAGAATCGCATCAAGCACATCGACACGAAGTGGCAGTCTAGGTCCTGGGACTGAACGGGTTGTGCGCTCGCCTGTGCGTCCAGGCTCGAGCTCGGCGCTCAGGTCCTTGTACCAAGTGGCCAAGTCCCTGAGCTCCTGAGCAATTTCGATGAGTGGCTTATCAGACACCAGAACTCCCAAAACCCGAAGCGCCACGGTCGGTTTTGGGGAGTTCGTCAACCTGCTGCGCCTCTACATCAAGAGAGGCATTGGTCATGAGGATGTATTGCACCAAGCGCATGCCAGGTTCAATCTTGACTGGCTTGTCGGTCATGTTCCAAACACCCGCAAAAAGTGGGCCAGTGTAACCGCAATCGATAATGCCTTGCGCAACCATGAGACCGTGCTTGCGCAGTGTGCTAGAACGAGCTGTGAGCAAGCCCCAAGTGCCCTCAGGCACTTTGATTGCAACTCCCAGCGGGACGTCCACGAATGTGCTTGGTTCAATCACCATTTCTGCATCGCAGTACAGGTCGAACCCTGCATCATCTGCGTACGCTTTAGTCGGTGCTAAACCCGTAGGACTCAGAACGCGGTACAATAGGGCTGCCATGGTCACTCCATTCCTTAATAGACTCGTATACTTGGGTTTCAAGTGCTGTGAGCACGACGCTGTTGAGGCCAACATCGCCAATCACGATGACTGGAATCTCTGCATCAACTGCGTGTTGTATTTCGATTGTCGTGCCGATTGTAAAGACGCTGCGCAGCAACACGGCCACGACAAGGTCTGCGTTTGCTAGCACTTTAAGATTTGACCAATGCACAAACTCATCGGGCACTAAATCATTCGGTGCATTCCACGCGCCAGCTGGGTCATACACCCAAACGCACTCTTGCTCTTTGAAGTGAGCCTTGATTTCGTTTTTTAGTTGTGTGATGCGAGAGCCTTCGTCGAAGTCAATCGGTGCGGCAAGGTACACAATCATTTTGCAAACCCGCCCCACTCACCATTGTGACGTGCGTATTGCGCCATCTTGGTGTAGATAGCGATGTCGTGCCACGTGTCGTCGCTTGGCTTGCGTCCGTCTGCGTAACCGCCCACAAGACGGGCCACCTTGCCCAGCACGTAGAAGGCGATGCCGAGTTCGTCGTTTGAGACGTCCTTTGGCTCGCCAATCATTTGACTGAGTGCAAAGCCAATCACTTTGAGGTCGGCGCTGCCGTACTCTAAGGCTTTTGGAATTACAGAGTCGAGTTCGTTGCGAGTCTCATCCAGCCACCACTCAGCCAGCTGCTTTACACCATCTGGTGCAGTGTCGCCCTCGAGTGGCAGCTTGCCAAGAGCCGCGGCCAGGTCTTCCCATTTTTCGAACGCCATTACTTCACCCAAGCCATCGTTGATGGACCTGTGCCAACAAGTGCAACTCGAGCATTGACTGCTTTCTCGATATCTGCGATGTACTTGGCTTGGTCATCAGATAAAATGTCTATCTGTGACTGGTCTTTCAGTTCTGGAAAGATGTAGTCAAACATTGTGAGTGCGATTTTAACGTTTGGTGCTCCACCGTTTGCAACAACTGCGTCGCGAACCAGCGCTGCATCAAAATGGCCAACACGGCGAATCTTTTGAGTCACTGTTGTGCGCTCGGCTTCGAGTCCGAGTTCTTCCCAACTGGTCTCACTCTCTAGTGGGCCAGAATTGCCTGCCACACGAATCGGGTAAGTGCGTGCAGTCACCCAGACGTCAAAGATATCTACTGCACTGTCCCAAGGTGAAACACCAGCCTGTGACAAAAAGTCAATGGCTCGGCAGTCTTGGCTGGTGCAGAATGGATACTGACCTGCGTGCAAGCCAAGGCCGTAACCCTGCGTGCCTTCGATTAGTGCAGTGCCACCCATGCGAAGGTGCTCGCGAATAACTTTTGAAGTATCTACCCCGCCACCGAACAAGGTCGCCTTGCGCATGATTCGGTCCGCACGTGCAGCACCGATTCCTTTGCTTGTCGAACCGATTCGGGCTTGGATGTTATCTGCAGTCTCGATGTCGTGGTGCATAGGCTCCAAGATTGTCGCTTGGTCGTCCACAATGATGCGTGAACTGGCTTCATATCCAGCCTTGTCTAGCTCTGACAACTCGCGATTGAAGACTTCCATGTCAATCTCAGAACCTGCAGCGATGATGAGGTCAGATTCTGGTGCAGTCACTGCATTCACTGGGATTGAGCGAAGGCGCCATGCGTATGACTCTTCCCCATCTGGCCCCTTGCCGATGACTGTGTGGCCAGCGTTTGGTCCTGCAACTCGGATGCCCATGAATGGTGCATCAGATGTCGCAGATAGGTAACCTGCTACTGCTCCCTTGCCTTCGCTGCCGTATTGTCCGCCGACAACGGCAATTAAGCGTCCTGCCATTTGTTCCCCCTTTTAGAAGTTCGGAGTGTCACTCGACACTGCCGTTTTTTCGTTCCAGTAGTCTGGCTCTTGCCGACTACTCTGTGCAGAGCGGCACTGGTGCTTAGCCAGTACGAACTCGTATTGCTTTGCGATGTTCAACATCGAACGCCGCTCTAAGTAGAAGCCTGGCCGCCACTTAGAAACTCCATATGTCTGTCGCTTGTTGAACAGGCACTTGGCCTCGGTCAGCAAGTCCACTGGAATCGGGTCACACTCAAAGCGGAACCCGCACCATTGCCCCTTCCAAATAAAGTCAAAACAGGACAAACACACCCCAACTTGGGCTTTTTTATCTTGCATTTTGGAACCTGACTGTTGGTGTGCCCACCGACTTCACCGACCGCCCCCCCTTATAGGGGGGGGCGAAGTCGGTCAAGTTTCGGTACGCGTAGGCCGTTAATTGACCGATACTACGACGGTCAATATCGGTCAAGTCGGTCAAGTTCATCATCACCCCTGAAATCCCCAGCCAGAGCCCTTGAAAACGACCCCTGGAGAGGACCAAACTCTATCAGCCAGCTGGCCACAACACAAGGGCGCCACGGTCTCACCATGCACAGACCCATCCACAGTCAGGGACATGCTGCATATCCCGCAGCGAAATTCATAAATCGGCATTAGATAACCCCCTCGAATGGTAGTGGTGCTCCAAGCACGTAGGGTTTTGAGTGGCTGTAGTAGCGCCCCTGGCCAGATGCTCGGACTGACAGGTGCCCAGTATTCTCCAGCTGTGAAATCGCTTTTTTGATTTGGTCGGTTCCACCCTCGAGTGCTTGGACGATTTGGTTGGTGGACAATTCTGCTCCGTGCTTCTCCATGAACTCTGACAGCTTCCGCATCAGATACTCGTGGGGCGAGAAACCAGTCTGTCCACCGACGATTGAAATTTCGATGCCGTCATCGGCCTTGGATATCAAGTCCACAGAACCAATGAAGGATGCCTCTTGCGCCATACCACGCACGAAGCCTGGGCGGTCTTTGGTGACTTTAAGATTGAGCTTGCCGTTGGAGCCGCGGCCGAATGGCATGGAGACATCAACCGAGATTGCGACGCCGTCAATGTCGGCACGCTTGGCCTGTGCACCGATGGCGTAATTGCCGCGGTTGTCTTTCGACTTGGTTACGTGGTCAATCGTCAGGACGGCCGCACCCCAAAGACGGAGCGGGCGCAGCACAACCTGTGAGAACTGTGTCGCGTCTTTGTTCTTCTCAAGGTCGAGTCCGAGTAGGTTCATGGCGGCGTTGACACCGTCCATGACAATCAGGTCGGGTGTAAAATCGCGAATCGAGCCGAGGAGTGCTTGCTGAGCGATTTCGTTGTAAGCCCCATCTGGGTTCGCGTACTTGAAGCGGTCAAAGTGCTCGCGCAAGACCCCGAGTGCCTTCAGACGTCCACGAATGCCGCGCTTGGAGTCCTCAAAGTCAATGTAAAAGACCTTGTTGCCCTGCACCAACTGCTGACGCACAGCTTCCAGTGCCACCCAAGTCTTGCCAGACTCGGACTCTCCAAATATCGCGTTAATCTTTCCCGCGTAGAGCAAACACTGACCGTCGGTGCGGTAGAGCACACTCGGTCCAGGCTCCGAGGTCTCGTCCTCAAAATCTACATTTCTTGGCAGCCAGCTGGTGTCTGGCTCTGTCGCGGGCACCTCTTTAAAGTCTTGGTCTGGCGCAGGCTCTGGCGCCTCGAGCCAAGAACTCAGGTCAATCGGCTGCAGCGAACTGCCACCGCCCGTGCCAAAGCCTTTAGCTTTCAGAGCCGCCGCGGACTTGTGAAAGTCGCCACCGTGCTCGACCAGCGTGTACACCGCGAACTTGGAATAGGCACGCTCGGCGTCAAAGATGGTGCTGGTGCTGAAGCAGTAGAAAAAGTCGGTACCGTCAAACCCCGTGGTCGCGCTGATGCCCTCGGACTTGCCAGGTCTGCGCCACGCGGTAGTGCCGCGGTTTGTGAAGACTTTGCTCCAGCCCAGTGGCAAGAGAAGCTCGTCCCAAGTCGTCCGTGCGTTGTAGTCGTCTCCTGGAAGTTCGCGGTTCTCGTCCCGAGTACCTGCCGAGACCTCCGAAGCTATCACCGCGGCCTTTGGAAGTTGGTCGAAGTATTTGAACAAGGAGTGAATCGTCTCGCGCTCGTCAAGGCTCAGAAGCGGTATTGTCTCAATCGAGCCCGAAATCAACTGCCAGACCCCACCTGAAGGATGGCAGGTGCCGCCCGTGGGCGCCACGACCACAAAACCACCCTCGCCGCGGGTTTCGGCAAGCACATCGACAGTGTCACCTTGGCCTGGCCTGCGAGCCAACTTTGTGTTGCCTGGGACATCACCATCTAAGCGATAAAGCCAGTGCAGACCGCCAGAGGGTGTCATTTCGCAATAGCCAGCGTTCAGTCTGTCCCAAAGTTCATCCAATCCCATTTCGTGGGCCATCTCTTTGATTTGGGTGTGTATGCCGTCGGCTACTGCGCGGCCTTCGAGTTCCATCATTTCGAGTGAGCCCGATATCTTGCCCGTGATAAGGCCGACACCCTGCGCGTCCTTGAACCAAGCCTGCAGTTCATCGGTCGTCGGCAGCTTGTGTTGGTACTCTTTCCACTGGCCGATGCCAGGACGCTTGGAGCCGTCTGCCATCACTGGCACAACCGAGCACCCGACGGCCGCGAATCTTAAAGCGGCAGTGAAGACATCTAGTGACACTATTCCCCCGTTCGTTTAATACGTGCGACGCTGGGACTTGCACCCAGTGTTGCCTGATTCGCTCTTCCCCAAGTACGAACCTTACAACGCCGCGCCTTCCTCAGATGAGTGGAAGGATACTCCCCTGTGGAAGCTCTATAGAGGCTTTGCTCCGAGTTGTGCGAGCAGTGCCGCAACCTCAGGCGTGATTTCGCCTGCTGCTGCTGGGGCCGCGGTTGGCCCAGGTACGTGCGCCTGCGGCCCAGGCTTATGGCCTTGAGCCTTTGCAAGTGCAATCGGGTCTTGTGATGCGTCTTCCAGAATCCACGGCGCGGTCTTTCCAGGTTTTGCTACGCCTTGCTTAATTCGTCCGAGTACGCGTTGCCCGATGAGTGGGCGGAGTGAGGAGCGAAGTGCGACGTTGAAAAACAGAACGTCGTTGTGTTCCTCGCCAGTGTCCAGATTGATGAGGTCGCAGCTAATTGCGTCCGCTGGGCCGTTCACAGTCTCAATACCTGTGCGGTATTCGACTGGTTTGAAAATGAGCAGCTGACCTGCGAGGTCTGCCGCCTTTGGGCCCGCGCTAGACGCGGCTGGTGAAGCGAATGCTTCCATTATTCCCCTACTTTCGTTTGGTTGGTTGTGGTGGTTGGGTCGCATTCAGCAGACTCTGCCATCTCTTTGATGACGTCGTTGATGGTTTTCTCAGGCAGTTTCACCAGGACACCCCTCAACGAGAGACTTGCTGAATGGTTTGAAGTACGGACACCAACTGCAAAGCCTATCTGACTCCGCAGGTATCTGACTCCAAATCTCTGGATTAGACTCGACATCCACCGCGGCAAGAAGCGCGTGAATCGAATCGAGGCGTGCAAGCGCGTCAAGCGCCACTTGTTCGTCGTAGTCGTGCATGACCAAGACCATGTCTGCAAGTGAGCCTGATGTTGGAAGGTAGCAGAGTGCAACTTTCTTGACATCAGCGCCTTGCTGAGCGAGTCCATAGGCGTAGAGCTGGACTTGAATAATCTGTTGCTTGTCTGCACCAAACTTTTTATAGTTGGCCAGTTTAGTTGCGCCCGTCGTTTTCCAATCGAGCACCACACCGTTCTTGACGTCGTAGAGGTCCACTGTACCTGCAAGGTTTCCGCGGATTTGCACTCGCTGCTCGATGAGGAATCCTTCACGTTTTGCGAATACTTCAGCCAAGTATGCGTGGATTGCTGTGCCGACTTGAGCTGCCCAAGACCCGCCTTGCATCTCGTTCGGCTTCTCCCAGTCGAGGAGCTTGTACGCGAGACGGCGAGTGCATTTGTGCCCAACTTCAGAAGGACCGATTGCAACTTGTCCGCTTCTGGGGCTCCAGACTCCAGCTTGGACGACAACGTCGCGGACTGCATTAGCATACTCTTCTTGGTCGCTGAACAGCCTGGCGTAGGTCATTCTTCATCATCCTCATCCTCATAAACCACGTGGTCTGGGACATTTGGTTGCCGCCCCCAGTCGGGTGCAGGCACAATCGGCTCAACGAAGCTCATCAGTGTCCACCAGAGTAAACCTGCGAGAGGTGCTTTCGCTGGATAAGAAAGCCAAAATCGCTGGGGCCAGGACCTTGCGGGCCTTCTGCAAGTCCAGGCGTGTGCTAGTCACTTTGGTCCAGCGCACCACAACAGAGCCGTCAATCAGACCGACCTCGTTTTCGCCGAGTGCCTCTTGAATCTTCTCTTTGGCGGTGGCCGCCTTCTCCTCAAGCAGTTTTATCTCTGCCTGAGTCTTTTTGTATAATTCGAGCCACCCCGCCATATCGACGGGCAACTCGACGCTGCTTCTTGTTTCTTCCATTTGTCCCCCCTAGTACCAGTTCTTTCGTTTAAAATGCTGCCAAGCCCCGCAGGGTCCAGCTGAGCCGTACTTGCGCCCGATGTAAGCGAGTGCTGCCACCAACTGTGGCACTGCCTCTGTCGAGTGCTTCATTCCGAGATTCTTATAAGTGCCGCTGAGAAGCTGTCCAAGCCCCGCCGCGCTACTGGTGGGGTTTTGCGCCTTCTCATTCCAAGCGCTTTCCTTGCCGATAAGAAGGCGGAAGCACTTGAACTGCTCTTTGGTCAGCAACTCCCGAGCCACGTCCTTCGCGTCCGCCTGCATCAGGCTCTGCTGAACTGGAATCGGTGCTGCTGGTCTTGCTTGTAATGCGTCGAGTGCGACTGCTAATGATACTGCCACGACGGCGTATCGTACGAGAAACTTTGTTGCTGGGCGCATTTGCGCTCCCTTCGGGCAGGTCAGAACTTAGGCTTGTCATACCCTGCCGCTTTCAATAGGTCGAGGAATACGCCGAGAGGCACAATAGCTGGCCAATCGGCGATATGGGATTCCCCCTGGCCGTCCAAACGGAGCACTGCCACTGGCAACAGCCCCTCTTGGTGACGGTCTCTGAGTTGTTTCATGGCCATGGCGACGTTGATGCCGCGTCTGGCTTTAACTTCGATATCCACCCCAGGCACTCCAGTGACATCTGTGCCTTGGCGACCAGAACCCGCAGAAAGCGCGTACGGCCAACCATTGGCTGCGAAATACTTCGCCACGATATCCTGTGATTTGAGTCCGCGAGCAACTCTAGAGTGAGAACTCACCCAAGACTCCGCTGGGCCTCTATATGCCCGACGGAAGCGGAGTCGAGGGTGAGGTGTTCCCCCAAAAACAAGAGTTGACATGAGTTATACTGAGCGTCGCTTGGTCTTGACATTGAGTGCCTCTTTCAGTTCTTCGTCTGCTGAAGCAGGAGAGTGGTAATACCCCACGGTGATGTCGTCGTCTGATTTGATAGCTATGGCCCAAACACTTGCGGGCAATGCGACTCTGTACCAATCCCCGTGCTTGTCAGAGCCCGCAAAAGCGGCCTGAGCTGGTAGTGGCTCCTTGAGAATCGCACCCAGCTGTTTCGCTGGGTTGTTGTTGGTCTCCACGCGAAGCGCGGTTTTAAAGATGTACATGTAGGTTCCTTCCCCCGTTGTGAGATTTAGTGTAGCACAAGTTTCGCGTCATCATAGAGACGACACGCCGTTCATCATTCGCGCCTCATCGAGTGCGAGTTTAAGCGTTGTCAGGCTGTCCCAAGTGTGTTGGTTTCCAGGCTCTGGACAGCGCTGGCGAGCCCCGTTCTTTGCAGCTTGGTAGGCTTCGTTGCGAGTCAAGCCCTCTTGGATGTACTGATTGAGCATTGTGGTGCTGCCTTCAGTGACGACGTTGTAATGCATTTTGGCGGCGTTCACACGCAAGTTGCGCACCAAATCTCCCGTCGCCTTCAGCACGTGTTCAGTGATTGCACAAAGGTCTGGAACTGCGATTCGCTCGACAGACGAGTGACTGATGTCGCGTTCGTGCCACAGAGCGATGCCCTCAGTTATCGGCATGACATAAGCCCTGGCCATTTTGGCAAGGCCACATATCTTCTCCGAGGTGATTGGGTTCTCTTTATGTGGCATTGAGGACGAGCCCTCTTGGCCAGCACTGCGGCCCTCGAACAGCTCGCTGACCTCTGTGCGCTGGCCGTGGCGCACTTCGAGTGCGAAAGCCTCACAAATAGAGACCAGATTCGCCAGACTATAGGCCCAGGCTCCGAGGTTGTCTCGCATCAGCACCTGAGTGGCACTGTCTGGTGCGTTCAAGCCCAAATCTTTGGCGACATCAAGTTCGACGCTTCTGGGCACGTGGGCGTTGTTGCCAAGCGGTCCCGAGACATGGGCAGTCTGCACTCCGTTTGCGGCTTGTGCGAACCTGTCTAGGCTTCGGTCCAACGCGAAGGTGATGTCTGCGACCCTGTAACCCCAAGTCGTCGGCTCGGCGGCCTGACCGTGAGTGCGTCCGATTCTGCGGGTGTCCTTGTACTTGAAGGCGTGGGCGATTAGAGCCTCGAGCAGGTCGTAGCCCGCCCGAGAGATGAGCCAGTTGGCTTCGGCCAACAAAACTGCCTGTGCGGTTTCGACCACGTCAGAGCTGGTCAGCCCGTAGTGCAAGAATCTGTGCAGGTCTTCGTTGTCCGTGTTTTGGCGCCAGGCCTCTAAAAAGGCCATAACGTCGTGCTTGAGTGTTTGCTCTTGGTGCTCGATTTCTGCGGTGGTAGGCAGCAACACAAGCTCGAGGGCCCGCCATAGGTCGCGGTCGAGTATCCCGCGCCGTCCTTGGGCCTTCATAACCTCGAGTTCTACTTGCCCCCAGGTCACTAACTTGTTGTCGTCTGACCAAACCGCCACCATTTCGGGCGTTGTGTATCGGTTTATCATTGGAGAAGTACAGCACGGCACATCCCGTAGTGTCAACACAAACGCCCGAAAGTGGGCGTGTCGATGTGATGAACGTAACACGACACACCGCATACTCGACTATGCTTCCGTATTGACACCGTATTGACAGGCGTGGTTTACTTATCTCATAAGAACGGGAAAGGTTCCCGAAGCGAAGGAGCAAGAAAATGACACAGACAATCGAAGGACAGGCAGTAATCCAGTGTGGTGGTCTTGGAGCTCATGACAACTGGGACCGTAATCTGAAGAAGGCAAACCGCGATGGTCTTGAGCCTTGCGCCCACTGTGCACAAGGCATGCAAGAAGGCACTGGTTGGCTAATTCGCTGGGAGTGGAGCAAGGATATCATTCTTCCATTCGATTCAGAGGGTGGAGAGATTCGACGCATTGGCAACAGCTGCGTTAAGCATTTCATGACTGCCGAGCTAAAAGACAGCCATTTCCAGAAGGTGGGTGCATAATGACACGCAAAGACTTCGAGCTAATCGCCACAGTGATTCGCGTGATTCGCGAGGATTTCCAAGACGGTCCCGTCTCTCTTGATGTGGTGGCTGGTGAGCTTGCGACTGCTCTTGCGATGACTAATAAGAGCTTTAATGAACAGCTTTTCTTAGCGGCAACAGGTGCAAAATGATGCTAGAGCTGACACCCGAGGAGTTCGAGCTGGTCCAGTCTGGGCTGGGTTCGATGATGCAAGACAGACGATTCAGCGCTAACCGCCAGTGGGACGCGCAGAAGTTAAGCCAGAGACTCTGGCATTTAACGGAAGGGGAGAAATAAAATGGGAGCAGTTAAGGAGCTATTCATAGATATGCAGGACGAGATGAATGCAGTGGCTCGCCAGTTGAATGCGGCGACAGACGACGGAGACCCAGAGTTGATTTACGACACTTTAATCGAATGCACGGCAAAGCTGGCAGTGGTCACCCGCCGCTACCACAGCATGTGGTCGAAATGAGTTGCGAGGCGCACGAATGGGTGACGGCAGACTTGGGCGGTGTCACCTTCTATAGCTGCATCAAGTGCGAGACGACCATCTACAAGGAGAAAGGCTGGCACAAGGTATGAGCGAGCCAGAACTTGACGACACAGTCGCCCGCGGTCTGGACGAAGTCTGCGGCGGGTGCGACTGCTTGGTGGACGAGTGCGTTTGTTCAGACTTCGACACGCTGGAAGAGAAATACGCGGACTGATGTGATGAAGCTAACACGACACGCGCATGCTCGAGGATATTCTCGTATTGACAGCGTATTGACAGAACTGGTACACTTATCTCATAAGGACGGGGAAGCTCCCCGAAAGAAGGAGTCCAAAATGACATCAGCACACAAGTTCAATACTACAAAGCAGCAAGCACGCATCTACAAGTCTTGCTGCGGGCACATCGCAGAGTTTTACACATCAAAGGAGTTTGGTCTGCCTAATTCCAGCGGTTGGTACATTACGAATGCAGATGGCAGCTCAGTTCTAATCCGTTACGCGACATTAGCTGATTGTAAAGAGCAAATGGCACACATCCACACAATGCGCATGCTAGACATCATCACCGAGTGCGAAAAGGTCGGTGCATAATGGCGCTAACAGCTAAGAGCAAGCTAATTGACGGCGTCACAGTCACAATCTGCTTGACTGAAGATGAAGGTCTCTGCATTGAAGATGGCGGCAAGTGGCTTTTGATGTGCGAGGACCACGGCTTTATCATTCAGGGTTCGAATTACCGTCGCCTTTGGGGCAATGCTGATGAAGTGTCAGACTGGTGCGAGGAATGCCGCATCAACGACCGCGTTACGATTGGTGCATAATGACACGCACAACTCCAGTTCGCACAATCGCGCTCACAGTTGGTGACACTGTTCGATTCGGCAATGTGTTTGACGGATTTGAATACGCCACGGTAGCTGCAGTCGAAAAGATTCAAGGTCGCCCGCAGTCGCGCAATGTGCATATTCGCTTTAATCACGGCGGCATCGGTGTGATGCTGCTTGGTGTCGGTTCTACCTGGGACGTTATGAAGGAGACAAGCAATGCAAATATCTAAGACGGCAAAAGGCGCTTGGCAGGTGTCGGCGCCAGTATCTAACGGACACGACACTTGGGTCGAGATACGGACTTTTTACGGCATCGACGAGAAGCAAGCCGTTGCTAGCTTCTACAGTGCGGTTTGGTCTATGGGTTGGGAGCCAGTGCTATGACAATCCGCGAAAACGAGAATAAAGATTTGAAGCGCCTGATGGACTGGCACCTTCAGCAAGCAAACAAAGGCGCAGACATGCGCGATTTCCACATTTGGGCAGCTACGCTCATTTCACTGATTAGGGAGATACGATGAAATTGACAAAACGCGGCAAACGAGTCCGTGCAGTGGCAATCCTTTTGGCTGTTTTAGCCATTTGGCAGATTTCGGGGCACTTGTGGTGGGTCGGCGACGGCTACTGCTGGGGCACGATGACAGAGTGCTTCTTGGGGGGCAGATAATGAGCAATACAACGCCAGTCCGTAGTGTTCGCGTGGACAACAAGCTGTGGAAGGCAGCCAAAATCCAAGCGAAACGCAGTGAAACGACAGTGTCTGAAGTAATCATTCAGGCTCTGCGCGACTTCACCGCAAAGTAAAAAACCCCCGACACCTGGTTTGCGCAGGTGTCGGGGGTTTCTTTGTATTTAAGTTATAAAGGTCGTGCGACCGCCATGATGAACGGGTACTTGCGCTTCTTGATGTAGAAGCCATCCCCGTTTGATTGGCTGCCCTTAGAGTCGGCGCTTGTGTTGCCTTCCCAGACATTCATGTACTTCAGCCGTGTGTTGTGATATCGCACGATACCAATGTGGTCGGGTTGCTTGTCATCGTCGAACTGGAAAAAAACCAGGTCGCCGCGCTTGGCTTCACCGATTGGCACCAGCTGACCGTTAGCTGCTAGATACTTGAGCCACTCGTCACAAGACGCAAAACCCTTGGGCTTGGTCTTTGGTGCGACAGATTTTATCAGACCCGCTTCGTGGTAAATCTTGGACACCGCCATCGCACACCATGGCTGGTGGTTGAGCTTGTACCACTTGCCGAACTCGGTGTCGTTGTTTGCACCCTCTGTATAACCGACGTAGCCGTCTGCAATCTCAGTTAGAGTCATTTCTTGCCCTTTGGGTCCGCCTTCGCGAATGCTGCATCGATTTCGGCTTTTGTGAGTTTGCCGTCAATCATCGCATCTGCGAGGTCTTTTGTCACCTTTGCAACTGCCAGGACTCCAGCCATACCAGCTGCGATTGCAGCATTGATGCCGAAAATGGAGCCGACGCCGATTGTGGCGAGTGCGCTAGAAACGAAAACTGCACCTGTGCGGACAGCGAGGTTTTTGATGTTGGTCATTTGTTCTCCTTTGTTAGCATCTTGATGACTAATTCCATTTGAGTCTCGAGTCTGTTCACCGAGTCTCGGAGACTTGAACCGCCATTGGGCTTGAGTTCATTGAGGTAATGTTTCACAAGCCACCGTACTCCACCTGCAAATCCACTTACGATTGCGATGATAGATACGATTAAGCCTGCCCAGTTTGCTGGTGTCATTTGCGCGGTTCTCCCGTTATGTGTTAGTGATTAGATTTCTTCAGGTGTTGTTTCAAGTATAGCTTCAGTGGTTGCTTCAACTGGCAGTTCATCAGGTTCCAAAAATGTAGATGAAATTTCCACATAGGTGCCAGCATCACAAGCATTGCAATTTGTAAAAAACTGAGATTCTGCATCTTTGCGTTGCTCAAGATAGTTGGCATCGCATTTGTCGCATTTGTATTTGAATTGTGTTGTCAATTTATTCTCCAATTTTAGTAGTAAATAAGGATGCAACCAGCGCCACCAGCGCCGCCAGCAAAGCCAAGACCTGATTCTCGACCAGCGCCGCCGCCACCGCCGCCGCCTGAGCCACCTGCTCCACCTACATCATTTACTGCAGCAGTACCGTTGGCCAATAATCCAGCACCACCACCACCACCCGAATTACCTGATGCACCACCAGTAAAAGAAGAACTTTTGCCGCCCACGCCGCCAGGGCTAACGGATGCACCGCCACCTGCGCCGCCACCAATCATTCCAAAACCACCATTGCCGCCAGTAGTGATTCCACCTGAACCACCACCGCCTGAAAAACCATTGCCGCCTGTGTATCCGTTCTGGCCTGTTCCGACACCTGCACCACCTGCACCAGCGCCGTCATTTCCAGTTGAACTTGTACCGCCAGCGCCAGCGGCTCCACCCATTAGACCCACCGAACCTGCGCCGCCTAATCCGTCAAAACTACTACTGCTACCGCCGCCACCGCCTGCGCCACCCAATGTTCCTGAACCACCAGGGTTGGCGCTTACATTTCCAGTACCGCCGCCACCTGATGAAAAACCACTAAAAAATGTTGTGCCGCCTCTAGTTGCGGCGGCACCTCCTGGAACTCCACCTGAACCGCCAGCACCAATTGTACAAGGGTTTGAAGTTTTGACTGGCACCCAGCCTTGATAAAAACCACCTGCTCCACCGCCACCACCACCACCAGTAGCACTTGAACTAGCGGCAGCGCCACCACCGCCACCACCAACAATGACTGCCCAAACATAGTTAATACCTGCTGGGATAGTGACAGTTGTTCCTGATGTAATTGTTTGTTGAAGTGTTAAATCGCGTGGAGCGACTACAGATGATGAGGCCGCTGGAATTATTGAGGAACCCATTACGCTATTTCCATTCCTGAGATGTGAAAGTTAACTGCAGCGTTTGAAGCGCCACCTTTAATGGTCTTGGTTGTTGCTAAAACCTGCTTGCAGTCAATGTAGATTGTCGAATTGGCCGCAATGGCGGTTGTTGTGTGAATGGCAACATCATCAAGGCTAAGTGTGAATGTATACGCTGTTGCAGATGTATTGGTCACAACAATGTTTGTCACAACTGTGCTTGTGCTTGCTGGCACCGTGTAAAGCAGCGTTGTCGTTGTAGTCGTTGCAGCTCCGCGAAAGAGTGCCTTTGCCGTATTTGCCATTTAGTATGCTCCCATAGTTGATGCGATGAACTGGTCTTGAACTGTTGAATCTGCAGATGAACCGAGGGTGCGAATTGCACTTGCACCATTCTTAACAAGGGCCGTATCATCGGGCGTTGGCCAGTTAAAGTTCGTGGTTGTTGCCATTTAATTGCTCCTAGTCATAAGTTGCCCAAGTAAGTGCAGCGTTTACCGCGTTCCATTGTAGGGTTGCCAATGTGTCCATCCAGCGGGATGGGCGGTAAGAGTAAGTTTTGTCCGAACTGCGGATTGTAATCTTTGCCATCACAGAATCAAATGAAATGTTCCAGCCTTCAACAAAGCCTTCATAGGCAGTGTCGGTGATGGATACTGGCAAGCCCGTAATCGAAATCGGTAGCCCAAAGTACATGTTGAGCATCTCGTTTAAAGTTGTGGCATCAAGACTTGGATTGTCTAGGCGCACATCGAAAGCTGAAATCGAGGTTTTCGGATAGGAGCGCATGCCAAGGTAAACGCCAGCAAGGGCAGTTGCATCTGCCAAAGTTGCAATCTCTGTTGCGTAGGTACCACCAATGGTGCCATAGGTTGCAATTGATGAGGTGTTGCTTTGACCCGCATAAAACGAACTGTTGTAGCCGATGTTGATTAGGTTAATCACATCTGAAAGATTGCGCTGGCTTTGGATGTTGTTCACGCTGATGTAGGCAGGGTCAATGGCAAAGTAGCCGTTGAGGTCAACATCCTTGTTTCTGCGCTGTTCATTGGCGTAGCCGATTGTGTTTACTGTTGTCTCGTACACCGCGCCAGTTGCCATTGCCGCATATTGGTTCACAAGGGTTAAGGCATCGTTTGGGTTGATTGGCCGTTCCATAAGGGTGTAAATGCCCTCATCGACCACATCAAGGTTGGCATTTGATTCAATCAAGATGCGCTCGATGCGTTGGCCTTCATTTTCAGATGGATAAACAGATGTTCCAACTGGCGAACGAGAAAGACTTGCAAAAGGACCAACTGAGGTTACTGTCACGGTGGCTACATCTGTCGCGGCCGTTGCAACACGCATTGAGCCTGCTACTTGGCTGACCGTTCCTGTGAAAACGGTAATGTCTGCGGTGTTGGTTGCATTTTGAATCTTGATGACCACGGGGTCATTGATGTCAATGGGAAAGCCAGTGTTAGCAGTGTCAATGAGTCTGACAGTCGCAACTGACGCTCTTTGCTGGTCCCACACGTTGTTTCGGCCGAAATCCACGGTAAGTGCACCAATGGCATCGTTTGTATAGGCGATACCATCAATCGTGACAGAAGCGACAATGTTCCAGGTCATAGCAGCGTTACAGCTCGACTTACGCCGATTCCTTGGTAGCCGCCGCGGATGTTGGTGCTGCTGTTGATTGCATCAACTACTGAATCGCCAGCCTTTGTTGGGTCGCCGTTGGTTGTTATGTAGTTGTTGATGACTGTGGTGTTGCTTCCGCCACCATAACCACCAGTGCCAGAGTACGACATGTCTGAGCCTGGGAAACCTGAAGATGCGTAATTGCCAGCACTCGACGAACCGCCGAAAACGCCACCAGCTCCAGGCACGATGGGCGCAAAACCACCAGACTCTACGATGGCAGTTACTTCTTTGCTAGTAAGAGGTGGCGGTGTAACCGCTGAGAAACTACCGATTGCTGCATAGTAAGCATCAACTGCAGCTTTAGCAGAATTCCAACCGCTTGCGGCTGTCAACCCTGGTGTGTCTAAACCTGAGAATGCGGTTTGTGAAATGCCAGTAACCTTTGAAATATAGGCAGCTACTGCCTCGCGTGGGATTCCCCAAGCGTTTGCAAGGTTGTCAACTTCATCCGTTGTAATCTTGCCGTCTTTGATTACTGCGAGGATGTCGGCGTAACGCTGAGCCTCTGCGTTGGCCATCATTTGCTTTTCAATAAAGGCAAGGTATGAGGCATCGACTGCCTGGATTGCAAGGTTTTGTTGCTTAATCAAGTTCAGGCGTGCAGCTTCAAGTTGGATTGGGTCAGTCTCAGATGTTGGCTTGGCACCAAGTTTTTGTAATTGCTTTTGGACTTTTTCTGACAACAGCTGGGCAGCGGTGAGCTTTGTGACCGCGGTGGCATTATTCGTTGTGACGATTGTGTTTGTCTTTACAACTTTGTTTAAGCCGTTTGTTGTGGCCCCAAGTTTTGAGGATATGTCTTGAACACCTTTGTATGATTTTGTTGCTTTATCTGCATTCTTGCTAGACGCAGCAAACGAAACACCAATAGCACCAGCGGTAATTAAAAATGCACCGAGGGCTGCAGTGGCGGCGCCTGCTGAAACTCCTGCCGTCAATAATGCGGTAGCGATACCAGCCGACCCCGCTGCCGCAGTAAATGTAGTAAGTATTGGGATTAACAAACCGATGGCAGTTGCAAAGGCGTATACTTTTGATGCAACAAAGATGCCAGCGATGAGAGACGCAAAGATTTTAATTACTGTCAAATTCCGTGAGATGTAGTCAATAAAACCAAACACGGCTTTGCCTAAGGCAACCACATTTTCAGTGACGGTGGCTAACCCGCTGGTCAATTTATCCTTGTTTAAATCAATCCAAGATTGAACGACTGGCAAAACGTCAGTAATGATGTAATTGGCGAACTCTTTAACAACTGGCAACAACGCAAAGCCCAAAGTCTCCTGGACTTCGCCAAAAGCTAAGTTCAAGGTCGTCAGTGGGTCAGTTTTCGCTAAAGCGCCTGCTGCTCCACCGTAAGCATCTCTGAGGACGTCCATCGCGCCTGCAAAGTCTTTGGTCTTTACAATGTTGTCGCTAAGTGGAATTCCGAGTTTTTTGAGTGCACCGACATTGCCAGTTGTGGCCTTTGCAATCGCGATGCTGACAGTTTGCAAATCCTTACCAGTGGCCGCGCTAGTGTCTAGAGCAATTGCTTGAAGCGCTTGTGCCTGAGTCAAATCATTTGTGGCAACCAAAAGCGCTGATAGTGATGGGCGAAGGGCGCTGTCTGAAACATTGACCAGCAACTGTTGTTTTGAGATGTACTCTTCAACGGCAGCAATAGCTGCGTCCGTAGCACCGACTGTGTTGCGTAGTGAGTTGGCAAGTACGACCTGAGATTTTTGGTCCTCAAGGGCCGCTTTAACCGAGTCAACGCCCATTTTAACTGCAAAGGCTGCCGATGCGGCCGCTGCCACCCCAAATGCCATCTTCGCTTTGCGTGCAAAAGTGTCGAACCCTTTGCCCAGATTCCTGATGTCTTTTGCTGCAGCTTTTGAGCCTTTGTCAGAATACTGGGTGAGAATGCGGGCAACAACTGCGCCTACTGCCATTTGCTATGCCCGCTCTCTGTTAAGGTGTTTCTGTAATTCTGCCTTTGCTTGTTCCAAGGCACGATTTACATTCGCTTCAATCTTTGTTCTATCTTTGTCAACCACGCGCCATACCACACGCGAAGCCTTGCCAAATCTGTTGCCAATGGTTCGCAGGAACTGTGCACTTGAACCGCCGCCAAAACCTGGCTTGGTTTTTCGGCCTGCAACTTCGAAAATCGCACCAGCTGCAGACTTATTCAATAAAGCACCCGCACTGGTTGTGTAATTGCCCTTACGAACCTTGCCTTGCGCTTTTGTCTTAACAATCTTGCCCTTGATGTGGTTGGCGTTCCAGCCAGGCCAACCTTCACCACCGCGAGTGCGGCCCTTGGCAGCATCTGCCTTACGCCAGCCACTCATCGGCGGGTCTTCATCAATCAACCCCCTTGCGTCGCGTTCAGCGCCAGCAAGCTCGGTGTTGATAACTTTGTTAAAACGCTTTACGGCATCTGCGTCGAATTCTTTTAAGGCGTCTAGAGTCTCTTTGATGCCACTAAGAACAATAACTTCGTCTGCCATTTATCTGCTCCGCGCTTTGTTTCGTTCCTTCAGGAATATAATCATCGCTTCTAAGATGCCGTCTGGGGCATCCATTAAATCAATGGGTGAAATCCCCGTTTCCACCGAAATAGCCGCCAATGAATAAGTTAGGCTATCTCGGTGGATTCGAAAGAATCGTTTGCCACCAACTCAACTGAAATCAGGTCATCCAAGAATTCGGGACCAAAAGGTTTTACGACTTTACCGTTGGCTTTGAGAATTTCGTGGCCTAGAAAGTAAATGTGCTCTAGTTTCTGTTCTTCACCCAGCAGCTTTGCAAAACCCTTGCCGTACTTTTGTTCAAAAGCAACGATGATTCTTGGCGTTAGTGAATAAGTGCCTTCAAACCCGTCCTTCGTCTTGACCTTGACTGATAATCCGTCCATTTGTTTCCCCCTAAGTTAGTTATGCGGTTGCTTTTGTGATTACGCCCGAAATCGGGAATGTAGTGCTTGCGGTTGCAAGCTCTCCGACGCCACCTGAGAGTGGTTGCCACTCAGAGATTAGCGCTGAAAATGAGTAACTCGGATTCGTTGGGCCAACTGCAGTTGCAACTGGCTTGATGACTACTGTTACTGCAGTTCCAAGGAGTGGATAGATTGTTGCCTCTAGTGCGCTTGTTGCATAATCCTGATTCCATTCAAAAGAAACTGAATTATCCTGCAAGCCCGCAATGCGCTTCTTTGCGGTATCGCCAAAGCCTGTGGTTTCAACGATATCATAAGTCGTGTTTAAGGCGATACTAGTGCAGTATGATGACAAGTCGGTTGTACCGAATACAACTGACGCGTTTGTTAATACGATGCGTGCCATATTATGAGGTTGCCTTTGTGATAGCACCTGAGATTGGCCAGGTGACGGATGCGGTCGCTAACTCTCCCACGCCGCCTGAAAGCGGTTGCCACTCGGAAACCACCGCAGTGAAGGTGTACGAAGGCGATGTAGCACTTGTTGTTGAAGTAGGTGACACAACGACGCTCGTTGTATTCCCAAGCAGAGGATAGATTGTCGCTTCAACAAGTGAAGTTCCATAATCCTGGGCGAATTCAAGCGAAACGGAATTGTCTTGCAATCCTGCGACGCGAGTCTTGGCAGCAGTTGAAGAAAAAGCAGTAGTTTCAACAACGTCTGTGGTGGTATTAAGTGTCACGCTTGTGCAATAATTGCTTAAGTTGACACCATTGATTGTTATCTTTGCGTCTGTTAAGACTATACGGGCCATTTATTTTGTTTCCTCTACTGTTGCTGGTTTGATTGTTGCATTGCTCTTGAGGTGGTTGCCAGCAACGAGTGCTTCAGCATCCAGCCCAAGTTCAAGCAATTCTTTTTCGGTGATTGACTCACCCTTTTCTTTTGCCTCGAAGTTGTCCGAGATGATTGTGTATAGCATATTAGTCTCCTTGACCCCATACGGTTAGTCGGTAGCGATAAGAAAGGTAATCGATGTCGCCCACTTGGTAGGTGCCAGACTCTGCAGAAGTGATTCGCAACGTGTCGCAAGCGCCACCAAGTGTGCGGTCAGATTCGATGGCCGCCTTGATTGAGCTGTCACCTGAACCTGCTAGGTACTTGTCTAGCTTGTCCTGTCCAGTACGCTCTGAGAAGCGCTGCACGATAACGAACACATCAAGATTTGCTTGGTCTAAACCGCGAGCGTTGTTCAAGTCGAATGTAAAATCGAGCTGGCCTACCACTACACACGGTGGCACGATGACATCTGGAACTTGGTCGTAGGTGCGCAAACCGTCGATAGACGAAAGGTTCTTTTTGATGCCTTCACGAACGTCAGAGATAATCACGCGACAAGCCCGTTCATCTTGCGAAATGGGCGAATCAAAGCCTCAACGTCTGGGTCAAGGCGAGATGAAAGGCGAACTGTGCCAAGGTCTGGCGTGCCCGCGATACCGAATGGAGATTGGCGGCGGATGAAGAGACGAGAAGCCTGAAGTTTGGCGGCCATTTGGATTTCGGCTGGAACAGACGGCCAACCCCACACAGCGGTCACTTTGACAGACTGCGGCAGGTTATATGGGAAAATGTAAGAGCCGATTGCTAGAAAGCGAGAATACGGCCAGCCACGGCGTGGGTTGTTGATTGGCTCGAGCATGTAATCGCCAGCAGCCCAAATCGTGGTGTACAGCTGGTCGAAATTGTCGTCGGTTGCAAGCTGTGTAAAAGAAACAAAATCGTCAACGTTGCAAGTATACCAGTCTTGAGCGGTATAATAACGCACGACAGGCGCAGCTGTGGTGCCGTCCCTATAGAAGAATCGGCCAGTATAATCATCAATCATGCGACTGGAGGTCAAAATAGCAGCCTCGAGCGCAGTGTCGTCTGTGGTATCCTCGATAGCGAGGCTCGTCTTTAGGTCAGACAGTGTGCAGTATGCGTTTGTTAGAGCCACGCTTGGTCCTTTTCTCTAGCTGTTCTCGTTGAGTTGCCAAGCTATGTGGTGTTTCTCGTCGAGCCAGTAACTCTTTTGGTGCGGCAGGATAGCCGCGGTGTTCACGTAGATTGGAAAGCCAAGCTGGCGAACCCTGCGGCTGAATAGCAAATCTTCACTAATCCACTCGCCGTTAAGCGGACCGTCCCAAAACCAGCACCAGTTTGGGCCTTGGTGTGGGTCTGCGGTTTCTCGCATCTTTTCGAGAACGCTTCTGTGGATTAGAATGCAGCCAGTTCCACAAGCATCTATCTCGAAAACGGCGTTGCGGTCGTACTTAAATAATGGCAGAAACCCCTCGGGGGTGTCTTGAAAAATCGCGGGGACTGGCTTTGGGTAGATGCCTTCGTCTTTGAATGCTGCGAATACTAAACCCGCAACCACGGGGCGCTCTAAATGATGCGCGGTGTTTATCAACTGGTCAAATGCTGCAACTGACAGCTGTTCATCAGAGTCTATTAACAACAGCCAATCAGAGTCTGTGCTGTCCAAGAAAGTCTTGACCACCCTGTTGCGCAACTTGCTGAGAAGCCCATTACCTTTGACGCGAACAAACGGACCGAGCTTTGCGCTTCTGACCTGTGCAAGTTGAATGAGCTTGAAGGCGAACTCGCCATTTACGGTGCCTGGGTCACAGACGCCGATTGATACTTTGTGTGCAGTTTTCATTTGTCTCCCCCGAGAGGTGCAGTGCAGATGAGTCGGGGGAGTCTCACCTGCACTGCACTTGTACTAGATTCTTTCAGATTAGAAAGAAGGTGCTACCAAACCAGTGCCCGAAATAATCGAGGCAGCTGCTGGGTAACGTCCCGCTGTAAATGCGCTAAATCCGTAAACGACAGTCTTGATTGTCAAGCTGCCTGGAGATGTTGCATCGAAGCGAAGTGAGAACGGTGAACCTGGTTGTTCCCAAAGGTGCATTTCACGAGCATCGACCAAGTAGATTTCGTCCTGGTTTGTTGCTGCGCCGTAGGTTGTGCCCACGTTTGCATCTGTGATGATTGGCAGGCCAAGTAGCTGGTAGCCAGAGTTTGCGTATTGTGCAACTCCCGCACCAGTTGCAACTGCGTTCATTACGCCGTTAGCTGTTGGTACTACTACTGGACGACCTGCAGTGTCTGTTGCGGCCAAAAGGAACGCAAGGCGACGTGGATGCATAATCCAGTGAGTTGGTGTTGTGAAGACGTTGCTCTGTACCTGCTGCAAAGCGTCTGCTAGCTTTGGGTACAAGAGTGCGACTGTTGGTGTTGTCGCTGTGAATGTGATAGCGTTACCACTTGAGTTGCGGATACCGAGCATCTGGCCGTTTGAGCCAGAACCGTTCAGAACCTGTGCATCGAGTGTTGTGTGCCATGAACGAATGAGGTCTGCAACGACAAATGAGTCGATGCCTGTACCGCGCTCGATGGCCTGGCGACTTAGGTCCTGCTGTCCTGCGATTGTACGCACGTTAACAGTTAGTAGTGTGTCGTCAGCGTCAGTTTCAGAAACTGCTGTGTTCTGTGTTTCCTGAACTGCAGTCGAAGTACCTGTGGTCATACGGGATATTTCAAGTGTCATACCACTTGGCGGAAGCGCCATCTTGTTTGTGGCGAAGTCCGCTGTTGGGCGTCCTGCGCGAGCAAGAGGAGCAGCTAGCTCTGTGAGATATTGAGGTACTACGAGACCAACGAAGTTTGAAGTACCGCCGTCACGACGCTCGACTGATTCTTCCTTCATGTGGCGAGCAAGACGCTCATTCGCAGAGTAATCGTTGCGGAACTGAGCATTGAACGCGTCCTTGATGAACGAGTTCTCAGATTCTGCTGTGTATGTGCGTGCTTCTGAGATGACGCGAGCGCCACCAACTGATGCAGGTGTTGCAACTGGTGCAACTGATGCACGTGCTTCTGCAGCTCTGTTGTCTGCATCTGCTTGTGTCTTTAGCTTTTCGATTTTTGAATCAAGTGAACGTGACTCTTCTACAAGAGCGTCAACCTTCTCGGTCTCCTCTACAGTAAGGTCGGTGCGGTTCTCTTCTGCTACTGCTTCGAGAACTGCGTCCATTTCTGCCTTAACTGCATCACGGCGCTCGATTACTTTGTCAAGAAATGACATTGCATGGCTCCTTATGAGTTTGGATTCGAGGTGGTGGCGATTGGGCTCACGGCGCTTGAAGGGTGTGAGAGTCGCTCCGACTTCGGTATCTGGTGGCGATTTGCCAGCAGAATGTTATTTTGTGCTGTTTATGATAGCCTTGGCTAGACGAAGTGAGATTGAACGTGGCTGTGCGGCTTTGTCCTCTTCTTCATCCATCGTGGCTACGTCTTCCATCGGCGCCTCTTGTGCGCCCATCAATGCGGCCATCATCTCGACAGCTTCCATGACGTATTCATGTCCTTCAGACATCTTCTCAAAGACGGTCTGCAAAACGATTAGTGATTCGCCTGAGACCTCGCGGCCTTCTTTTACGGCTTGAATCGCATTTGCGAGGTGCTCCCGTGCTTCGACTGTGGTAGTCGGATAAGCTGGGTAGGTGACGACCGAAACATCGCCGTCGGCCAATGACACCTCAGTGAGTGTGCGCTCTGTGCGGTCTGCACTCCACTTTTGGCGAATGACACGAAACGCGAAGCTCATCTGGTCAACGTCGCCGCGTTGGATTAGAGTCCACAAATCGCGGGCTTCTGTAGTATCTGGCAAGTCCGCGTCAAAACGCAAACCGACCTCGTCCTCTGATAGAGTCAGTGTGCCATTCTTGGTTCTTGCCAAAGGCAATCCTTCATGGTTGATTAAGAGCCTCACGTCTGGTGTCTCGCTGAGGGTTTTGCGAAATGCGCCAGGAGCGATGCGCTCGCTGAATGGAAGCGGCACGCTTGCGTCGTTAAAAACTGCAGCGTATCCAGACAGACGCATTGCGCCGTCCTCTGCCTCACGTGTTTCGATGTTGCGCACTGTAAAAGTGCGACGCTCGATTTCTTTCATCTTGCTCCTGTCTTCCCCCACGGAATCGCGCAGAACTTCGCCGCCTGGCTCTAAGTCCTCTGAGATGGACACTGCAACCATTTGGTCAATAGCATCTTGCTTGGTGTCGTGGCAACCTACTGTGGTGTAGCTGCCGTCTGACTCTTGCTTAACTGTGGCCCAGCCTGAACAGTCGCCTTGCTGGTCGGAAATGTAGTATGGCATTAATTAACCTCATAAACGGACGATGGATTTTCAGGGTCAATCGTTGAGACTTGCTGCAATTGACCTGTTGGAACTCCAGTGTGACCCATTGGCGGCAGGCCAACGGCCTCGAGGACCGCCTTTGGCTCGAATCCGACTTGAATCAAGTTGGTAGCGATTTCTGCCCTTAGCTTCATACCGACCTCTTTTGCGTCTGTCAAGTCGATGTTCTGCAGTGGAACTCTGTATTGGTCGCCGTCTGCGACTGGTGCCATGTCCTCTGATGCGTGGACGTCGTTTACTGACAAAAAGCCCTCATTCAGACCCTTGGTGTAAGCCTCATAACGCTCAAGTGTTGTACCACGAAGCAATGCATCAAGATTGAACTTGATGAAACCATCAGGCTCTGGCAACAATGGTGAGAGTGCTTGCTCGATACGCTCCAAAAGCGGACGCAGCGAGTGTTGCACGAAGGATAAGTTCTGGGCCTCAACGGAAGCAAAGGACATTGCTCCAGCCACAGGGTGGCCAAGCAGCGAAATCGGGACTCGGAACAAACGAGCGATTTCTTCGACTCCAAAACGGCGAACTTCGAGAAGTTGTGCATCCGCGGCGTTTAGTGTTAATGGCTTGAATGAAGCGCCACCAGTTAAAACACCGAGTTTGCCCGCACGGTAAGGGCCAGTGTGTGAAAGATTCCAGTTGCGTGCGATGTCTGTGATTTGCTCTTCAGTCAATTCGCCTGGCGATTCGATAACGCCGCCTGGGTTGGCTGCGTTACCAAAGTAAGATGCTGCGTACACTTCTGCCGCCATCGCGGAGCCCAAAGTGATGCGGGCTGCACCGATTGGACCGAGCCCAAGCAGCTGGCCTGGAAGTCTAAACAACGGAATGTGAAGCATCTCGCGCTTGGTGAGAACCATCGTCTTTGTGGCGCCCTCTGCAGATTGCAGCCCGTCGTACAAGCTGTTCTGACTGTTGGTGCCGATTGTCACTTCGTAGTAGATTTCTGCATCTGCACTTGGGCGGCGGATGCGCACATTTTGTGGGTTAATACAATAAAGTTCCATAACATCGCCCAGCTCGTCGCGGACGGTCAAAATGAAAGCGTTGCCATGAAGGTTCAGTGAAGTTATGATTTGCTCGTAGAACTCTAAGCGCGTGGTGTCTGGATTCGGGCGGCTTACCCAGTCTGGCTGCGAGCCGTAGACCGCAGCGTACGAAATGCGCTGGCGTCCTCTCCGCACGTAGGCAGAAAGGGGCAAGGACCCAATTGTATCACCCAAAAGGCGCACGCACGCATAAACGGTGGACATGCGTATGGCCGTGTCGGCATTTACATCAACTCCAGCTGGAGATGAGTATGCAGGGCGGCCTGGCACTAGCGGTTCAACGAATTGATTTTGTGCTCGTTGTTCGCTGGCCTTGCGCAGTCTGTTCGATAAGCTCATTTAGTGGCCTTTTCTGTCTCGAGTTGGTACCAGCCGTCGTCCCAAAGGGTAAGCAGCCTTTCAAAGTATTCTTCGTACATTTTCCCGACAGTGGCGAGAGAGTATTTCTCGATTGCTTGCTGTCTAATCGCTGCACGGTCGAGTGACTTGACGTCCTCGGCTGCACGAACGAAATCTGCTAGTGTGCGGCATCTGTAGCCAGTCACTCCGTTTATGTTTGTTTCTACGAATGCGCCCCAGTCGGTAGTGATTGTTGGAGTGCCGCAAGTCTGAGCTTCGACCGCGATGTTGCCGAATGGTTCGATGTAAAGAGTGGGTGCGAACAGCGCAATCGCGCCGCCCATAAGCTCAGCTCTTTGCTCTGGCCCGACGTTGCCGATGAATTCACCATATCCTGTGCCTTCGCCAGGACCCGCGAGAATAAGACGCTTGCCGAGACGCTCACAGACTTCTTGAGCGATTCTGTAGCCTTTTCGGTCGATGATGCGCCCGATGTAAAAGTAGTAGTCTCCGTCGCCGTTGCCTGCTGGAAACATCTCAGGCTCAAGATATCCAGGTATTACAGCATCAAAGAAATTGCCGTCTGTCGTTGTTGGGTTCTTCCAACCTGCGTAGATTGAGTGCATCCACGCATAAGATTCGAAAACGCGATACTTGGCAAATGTGCCGCCGTACCCCACTCCAAACTCGACTGTCGTGTGTTGCGGGAAAGCGTCTGCGATTGGCTTGTGTGCAGTGCCACCGATTACACAAATGAAGTCTTGCGGCTCTAAACGCTCGCGCATTTTGTTGATAACCGTTGCATTAAACACTTGCCAGTGTGGCAAGTTGGTGTCAAATGAAGTCGTGGTGTAGTGGCTCTTACCAACAGCCGCAGACCGCAGGTCCTCGCTGATGCAAACCACGTGCTCGCTTACTGGCGCTTCGTTTTTTTCGCCAGCGTAGAGAATGACTTCATGCCCAAGGTCTGTCATCATAATACAGAAGCGGCGCACCTTCTCTGTGAAAGCGCACGTTGCGAACTCTTTTGTCACCTGTGTGTGTGGCAGTGCCACAATATGAAAACGCAATTGATTCCCCCGAATCTTTATTTATTCTGTTGGCTCTACCTGTTCAACTTCAGCTTCAACTGGCACCTGATAAACAGGCTCGGCAATTGTTTCAATCTCTGTCTGATTTATTTCTACATACTCGCCCTGACCGCAGACATTACACTGGGTCACGATTGGAGCAGTATCTGCGTTGCGTGTTTCCATATAAAGATGAGCGCAACAAGTTGAGTTGTATTCGTATCTGATAGCCATTTTTACTCCTTAGTAGTAAAGATAAACAACGCCATCGCCGCCTGAACCAGCGGTTCCGCCATAAACGCCAGCGCCACCCCCGCCACCACCTGAACCACCGTTGCCACCATTAAGACCTGAAGCATTGGCACCTGCGCCTGTGTAACCTGCGCCGCCGCCTGCGCCACCGCCTGTAGGTGTTGGCAAAGTTCCAGTTGTTCCAGTTCCACCTGCAAATAAATCGCCAGTACCACCATTACCGCCAGTTATGTTTCCAGTTGGTGAAGCGCCTGTATTCATAGCACCGCCACCGCCACCAGTAATCAAACCGCGACCGCTTGAACCGCCAGTTGCAGAATTTGCGGCGTTTGTGTTTCTTGCTACGCCACCACCGCCAGTGCTTACACCAGCACCCGAAGGGCTAGCAGAAAATGCTGAAGTTGCACCAGAAGTAGTGCTGCCACCATTAGAGGCATAGCCAATAAGAGTTGAACTACTTCCCGCAGGAGCACCAGTGTAAGAAACTGTGGCAGTTACTGAATTGTTTACAGAGGTGGCACCTGCTGCTGCGCCACCACCAAAGTAACCAGTCAATCCACCACTACCGCCACCAGCGAAAACCATTCCATATTGTGAAGATACTCCATTTGCTCCATTTGCAGCAGATGATGAACCCGTTCCACCACTTCCAACGGTTACTGTGTTTGCAATAAAAGTCCAACCAGCAGAATAACCACCTGCACCACCGCCGCTTGCACCTGATGCACTTGAAGCACCCGCCCCGCCACCGCCAATGCAAACTGCATAAACTCTTTGAATACCAGTTGGAATTGTGACTGATGTTGTTCCTGTTGCAGAAAATGTTTGTTGCAACTTTAATCCATAAGGGGTATCAGTAAATAATGAATTGTTATAAATGGATACGCTCATAGTTGCTCCTTAGTAGAATAGGTAAAGAATTCCTGCGCCACCTGCGCCTGAAGCAGTACTACCCGCACCACCACCACCGCCGCCAAGTCCACCGTTACCGCCAGTAGCCCCTGAAGCATTTGAGCCATTACCTGCAATACCGCCCCCGCCGCCACTAGCGCCATTTGTTCCTGTACCAGTTGTTCCTGTTCCACCTGTATAAATTGCGCCAGTAAAAATGTTTATTCCATTGCCACCATTGCCACCTGTACGCACACCACTTGTATTATTTGCGGCGCCACCGCCGCCGCCGACAAAACCTGAACCGCCATTGCCACCAGTTTGATTTGATGCACCTGTTCCGTCGCTGTTACCCCCGCCGCCGCCTGAAATGCCATCACCACCGCTTGCACCTGTTGCACCTGCCACTGTAGTTCTAGAGCCACCTGAACCGCCAGCGCCAGTATTCCCTTTGGCTGCGGTGGTGCCTGAACCACCTGGCGTACCCCAATAATTTGTGCCACCTGACACGGCTGCACCACCCCCAGCGCCGCTACCCAATGAGCCAGTGTCAGAATTACCACCACCACCAGCAGCGATTACATTTCCATACCGTGTGTAGCCGCCAGGATTTGCATTGCTACCACCAGATCCAACTACACAAGTGCTATTTGCTAAAGTCCAACCCCAAGCAACACCACCGCCACCGCCACAGCTACTACCACCGCCACCAACGCAGATTGCATAAACAAAAGTAATGCCAGCGGGAATTGTTACTGAGGTTGTGCCAGCATTGATTGTTTGTTGCAATCGCAAGCCGTAAGGCAAAATAAAAGATGTGTTTGCAAAAGGTGTTGCACTTGAACCTGTTGAACCAGTTGAAACTGGTGAACCTGCCTGACCTCTACGGTTTGGATTTGCCACTTAGGAAATCCTGTTCACATAACCTGAAATTGTGATTACTGATGCAGTTGCTGCAAAAGCTGCGATTGTGTTTGCTGCAGCGCCAGTGCCTGTAAGTGGCAAGCCTGCAACAATCAAAACATCACCTGATTGTGGTGCAAGGGTAATTGGCTTTGCGTGTTGAACTGCGCCAGTGCCACCAAATTGAACCGTCAATAAAACAGGTGAAGATGAAGTGTTGTTTGCATATAGCCAAACCTCATCAAGTGTTGTTGATGAAGTGCCTGTTGCGTGGATAGTTGTACCAGTAGATGCTGTTGCAACAACTGTAATTGGCTGGCCTTGAGTTGAACCGCTAAGAAGTACCTTTGTAAAAGTTGCCATTGTCTTATCCTATCCGAACACTTGGTTTGCTAAAATGTTTTGGTCATCATCTGTTGGTCCACCGCCACCGCCGCCTGATGAGTTGATTGTGACATCACCTAATCCGCTAATTGGGCTGATTGTAATGTTAGTGCCAGCAACAATGGATGTGACACCATTTGTTCCTGCAGGTCCAGTAGCACCTGTTGGTCCAGTAGCACCAGCAGGTCCAGTAGCACCCGTTGCTCCGACTGCGCCATTTGACCCTGCAGGTCCAGTAGCACCTGTCGGTCCAGGAACTGTTGAATCAGCACCACTTGCACCAGTTGCACCAACTGGGCCAGTGGCTCCAATGGGTCCAGTAACGCCTACATCGCCTTGAATACCTTGAACACCTTGCGGTCCAGTTGCACCTGTAGCGCCAACTGCTCCCGTTGCTCCGACTACGCCAGTAGAACCTGTTGCACCAACTGCACCTGTAGCACCGACTGGACCTGTAGCTCCAGTGGCACCAGCAACACCAGTGGCACCGACTGGACCAGTAGCACCTGTGGCACCGATTGGACCTGTAGGACCAACAACACCCGTTGAAACAATCGCAACAATGAGTTGATGGTTGTTTGCAAAGTTTGTTGTGCCAGTGCCGCCTGATGATGTGAGCGTTACAGGAATTTCAACATAACCTGTTTGAAGGGTCGGTGTTGCAGATACTGTAAACTTTTGGAAATTGGTAGAATTATTCTTATCCTGAACAATGATTACATCGTTTGTTTTGATAAGAGCTAAAAAAATGTCAACATCTACGCCATCTGAGTTAATGTGGCTGATGTTGATTTGTGTGGCAGATGCTTGCGTTGCATTGTTCCAAATCAAATCACCATTGCCAGGGTTTCCTGTTGTGATTGTTGTATCTGCTCTGTAATCGTAATAATTTGCACTGCCACCATCGGCACCCGTGGCACCTGTGGCACCTGTTGCACCAACTAGGCCAGTGGCACCTGTCGCACCGATTGGCCCTGTCGCACCCGTTGGACCGACAACGCCTGTTGGACCGACTGCGCCTGTTGGCCCTGTTGTACCGACTGGACCTGTTGCACCAACATCGCCTTGAATACCTTGTGGCCCTGTTGCACCAATTACGCCTTGAATACCTTGGATACCTTGGATACCTTGTGGGCCAGTTGCACCTGTTGCACCAACTACACCTTGCGGACCAGTTGCACCTGTTACACCTACGGCACCAGTTGCACCGACAGGTCCAGTTGCACCTGTATCGCCAACCACGCCTTGAACACCTTGAGGTCCAGTTACACCTGTTACACCTACGGCGCCAGTTGCACCAACAGGTCCAGTTGCACCTGTGGCGCCAACCACGCCTTGAATACCTTGAGGTCCAGTTACACCTGTTACACCTGTTGGGCCAGGAACTGTTGAAGCTGCACCTGTAGCACCAGTCGGTCCTGTCGGTCCTGTCGGTCCTGTTGCGCCAGTAACACCAACGGGTCCTGTAGCGCCTGTTACGCCTGCCCCCGTTGGTCCTGTTGAACCTGTGGGCCCTGTTGCACCTGTAGCTCCGACTGGACCTTGGGTACCAGGCGACACGATTTCAACGCTGTTGATGTCCTTGATTACTTCAACGGTGTTAATATCCTTGACTACGGTAACCTGATTTTGGTCAGACACGCGTGACCTCTGGGTCTACGGTTAGTTGGCCCTGAATCAAACGTTCTTTGAACGCACCAGAAGTAAGCTCAACATCGTAAACGTAGTAGCCCTCTTCAAGAGCACCAGTTTGCACAGCGGTCATTGTGATAACAACGACGCCAGTCAACGGCGTAATAACGATGCCACCACTTGGGCTAGTCAAAGTCAAGTCCGCGGTCTCAGAGTTATACTGTTGACGCACCTGCATCGCAGCGGTATAACCAGTCAAGTTGATTGGTGTACCGTTGGAATCCTTGTACGTAACTGTAACACTCCAGGTTGCACCCTGGTCGATAGTCGCATTGTAAATGCCAGCTGTCATCAATTAGCCTTTTCTGTAGCCCAAACGAGGAAGGAGCCGAGAGCTATGAGCGCAATCGGCGGTGAGAACAAAGCCAATCCAACAGTTGCGAGTGCAACTCCGACGACTTCAATTACAAGACTGGCATCGATGCGTTTCATATTGCTCCTAGACTTGAATCGTGCGGTAAGCGACTTTCGGCGCCACGGGCTCGGGGTTTATAAGAGCGTCTGTGCGCCCCAAGTAGGCAAGAACGGCGGCAATCAAACCGTCAATCTTGTGACTTTGTGATGGCTTCATGACTTGGCCGTACCGTGTTGGTACTGCATTCGTCACGTGCCGTGTAAGCTCTGGTTTGCCGCTGTGTTTTAAGCGACCTTCGAGGATGTCCTCGAGAAAGCGGTCTAAACCCTGCGCCATCAACTTTCGCTGGCTGGAAGGGTAAACCGCGACCACTTTATCTGCAAAAGTGGAGTTCCAAGCGTCCAAGTAGGACTGCCAACCCGAAGGGTCAGCCCATATTTTGTGGACTTTGTACTTCGCAAAAGCGATTCGTACTGCTTCATCAACTTCGACTCTTGGAACTTCCCACCCGTAACCCGCAGGTCCTGGTGGTCGCTCCCAACACTCGAGTTGAAAAATCTTGCCGTCTTCAACACGGCACGCAACCAAAACAGTCGCGTCGTCTTTTCTCGAACCGTCATAGCCAAGAACGATTTCGGTGCCTTCAAGCAGTTCTTCAGGCTCTGCCGCAGCGTTCCAAGCTGTGATGTCCATGTAACGGTCAGTGTCTGTCGACGGCTGGTTCAAAAAGTAACGGCGTGCGTCTGATGCTTTGGTCATCGGGTCTTGTATTTCAGCCATTAAACGGTCGGCGTCTAGCCACTTAAATGCAGGACCGTACACGAAAGCGAGCGCTTTTCGCAGCTTCTCGCTATCGTGCAGGTCTGGAACATCGGGCGCTTGCTTGTGGTCGAATAACAGGCCTTGATTTTTTGTGCGGCCTTCTTGTATCGAAATCCATAAGCGGTGCGTTTGTTCGGCGATTGATTCTTCGCCGACCGAATACATTGTCGAGGTTTCAAGCATCCAAGGGTCTGCAGCCTTTCGCTTGGCTAAGTTACGCCGAACGGTTTCGTGCATTCGCTTGAGCTCTTGGCTCGAATACAGGTGCGTTTCGTCAGCAACAGCAAAAGACTCTTTACCACCGTCTTTTGATGCAGAAGCTGCCGTTGATGGCACGATTTCGCCGCCACCCTTTAAAAAAGTTCGAGTCAACCCAACATCAATGCCTGGGTACTCAGTGCCAAAGTTCGTTTTGATGTGCTCCAGCATGTAGCGCACGTTGTCGTACGTATTGCCAGACTGCGACTCTTCAGTTGCTAGACATCGGATGAACGGGTACTGAACTGGCTTGCCGACTGGGTTGCCGCGTTGGTCCCAAAAGTCAAAACGAGCAGGGCCGAGAGCCTCAAAGCAAACGAGCATTCCAGCCAGCTCGGATTTCGCACGACCTTTGGGGCGCGAGAAAAAAGCTCGTCTTGTAATGCGTCGTCCATTTTTGTCCAGTTCGTATGCCTTCAGTATGAAAGCTGCTTGTTCATCATCCAGAGTGATTGCTTCGCCCTGCACATCGCCTGGGCCGTGGACTAAGTAAGTCTCAATCCAGTCAATTGCGTCCCAGCCGAGCGAGATGAAGCTACTCTGTGGCCGTTTCTTCTTTGTCAAGTTCCCCCACCACTCTCAACAAACGAGTTCGTCGCTGGTCAGATAGGGTCTTGTTAGATTTGGCCCCCTCTGCCTCACCATCGACCTGCAGCCGAAGCCGCATTCTGTCTTCTGGTGTTGCGCCAAACTTCGCGACTCGGAGCCGCAATTCTGCACCTACATTGTCACCGTTCCAAAAGGATGAGTGCAACAAGGCCGTATCTACTAAAAAATCCCAGTCAGTATCTGTAAATGTGGCAGCTTGTGCTGATTTGCGCCAAGTATCCCACCAAGTGAAGGTCTGAGTGTGCCAAGGGTAACCAGCTGGCAAGTCTGGACCACGCAAAACGCCATCTTGTATCACCACCTGAGTGGGCACAGGGTCCGCATTCCTGCGTCTGCGTTGCTCCGCGTCTTTCGGCGCTGGGCCTTTGCCTGACATGTTTCTCCTAAAATGTGATTTGCGTTACAATGTAAAATCCCAAACCCGTACGCGCCGCGTTTTGCG